AGATCGGCAAGTTCGGCAAGGTAGCCGCTGCCGCTTTCGCAGCTGCCACAGTCGCAGCCGCAGCCTACGCGGGAAAGCTTCTCGTCGATGGCGTTAAGTCAGCGATCGCAGACGCAGCCGCTCAGGAAAAACTCGCTTTAACTCTAAAGAACGTTACAGGCGCGACGAATGCCCAGATCAAGGCGACCGAGGGTTACATAACCCAGACATCGCTGGCGTTCGGCGTGACAGACGATGAGCTTCGTCCATCGCTGGAAAGATTAGCTCGCGCTACTGGCGACGTAGAGAAAGCTCAGAAACTCCAAGCTCTAGCTCTCGACATAAGCGCGGGTAGCGGTAAGAGTCTGGAAGCAGTCTCTAACGCACTCGGTAAGGCCACAGAAGGCAACACAGCCGCGCTCGGTAAGTTAGGCGTCGGTCTTTCTTCTGCTCAGTTAAAGACTCTTTCGATGGACGAGATCACCAAGAAGCTCGCGGATACTTTCGAGAATCAAGCTTCTACCAAGGCCGACACTTTCCAAGGAAAGTTAGATCGACTTAACATCGCATTCGATGAAGGTAAAGAGACCGTAGGTTCTTTCGTACTGGACGCGCTTACTCCACTCGTTAGCTCATTTGTTAACAAGGTTATTCCAGCTCTTTCATCTATGGCCACGTCAATCGGTAAAGATCTCGAAGGCCCATTTAATACTATTAAGGGAGTTCTTACAGACTTCGTTATTCCAGCCTTTAAGGCTCTCTACGACTTTATGAAGGACTTCGTCGCTCCGTTCTTTACGACCGTATTCGGTAAAGCTCTAGAGGGAATCTCTAATGCGTTCGGTACTGTTAAGGACGCAATTAACGGAAACAGTGAAGGCTTAGAGCCACTTCTAAAACTCTTTAAGTCTGTCGCTACATTCGTTAAGGACACTATGGGTCCAGCGATCGGAACTGTTCTTAAAGTCGCGTTCGAGGTTCTTGGAGTGGCTATCGCAGCTGTGATTACTGGCGTCTCCAAGGTAGTCGGATTCTTGGACGACATGATTGACAAGGTAAAGGCATTTATTAAACTGGTTAAAGATAATCCTTTAGTCCAAGGAATCGGTAACGTCATCGATAAGGTCTTCGGCGGCTTTAAGGCTATGGGCGGCCCAGTAACTTCGGGAACTTCTTACATAGTCGGAGAGCAAGGCCCAGAACTATTTACGCCCGGGCGTAACGGATCGATTACTCCAAATCATGCACTCGGCGGCGGACGCGGTTCAGTAATTAACTTAACTGTTAACGGCGCAATCGACCCAGAAGGTACAGCCCGAGCGATTATTAACGTTCTTAATAATTCGAGCTATCGCGGAACTCTTGGATCGGGTGCGTTCGCGTGACACTATGGAATCCAGAATGGCGCGTCTTAATCGATGGCGTCGATTATCAAGAAGTAACACTGGCCAGCGTTCAGATCACTAGTGGCCGAACTTCTGTTTATGAGCAGCCAGTCGCGGGCTATTGCTACATCGAACTAATTAACTTACAGAACACTTCTTACCCTTTTACAGTAGGTAACGAAATCCTTATCTCGATTAAAGATTCGACTGGAGTTTACGTCGATCTCTATGGCGGCTTTATCAGCGACATCGAAATAAGCGTCGTGTCAGCTGGATCGACGGACTACGTTACTTCTGCCCGCATTACAGCACTGGGCGCACTGTCTAAACTGGCTCGCGCTAACTGGGAACTACCTTTAGCGAAAGATTACGATGGAACTCAGATCTTTAACATTCTTTCCGATTTACTTCTTAATAACTGGAATGAAGTAGCTCCCGCTTTAGCTTGGTATCAATACGATCCCACGACGACATGGGCTAACGCCGAGAACGTAGGACTAGGCGAGATCGATCAGCCTGGGCAATACGAAATGGTTAACAGAGCAGCCGATCCAGTCTCTAGCTACACGTTAGCCAGTCAGATCGCAGAATCAGGACTTGGCTATCTATTCGAGGACGGATCAGGCCGAATCGGGTATGCAGACGCTTTACACCGACAGACTTATCTCGCAGCTAATGGCTATACCGAAATCTCAGCAACTCAGGGAATCGGCGTAGGCTTAAAGTCAGTTACGCGAAGCGGCGACGTCCGAAACTTTATTACGGTTAATTACGATAACGGCTCAACTCTTACAGACAGCGATCTAGCTTCTATTTCCCAGTTCGGTAAGTTCGCCGAAATCTGGGACACGAACATCGAGAAAACAGCGGACGCGACTCTGGCTCTAGCTCGTCGTCTACAGCTAAAAGCTTATCCACGCGCATTCTTTGATTCGATCGAGTTCCCTATCGCGTCTCCAGACATCGACGACACAGACCGCGACGCACTTCTAAAGATCTTTATGGGAATGCCGCTACGCGTTACAGATCTTCCGCCTAACATCGTGGACACTGTCTTCGAGGGTTACGTCGAAGGCTGGTCTTTTAGGGCCAGTTATAACTCGCTATTTATTACGATAAACGCTTCGCCGCTGGAGTTCTCGCAAGTGACACTCCGATGGAATCAAGTCAACGCGGCCGAGTCATGGAATACAATCAGCCCAACGCTTACATGGGAAAACGCGATCGGATCGGTGGCATAACATGGCAACTACTACAACGAACTTCGGCTGGGACATTCCGCAGTCGACCGACTTGGTCAAGGACGGCGCGACAGCGATCGCAGCTCTTGGTCAGGACATCGACACTGCTTTCGTGGATCTTAAAGGTGGAACGACTGGACAGGTATTAGCGAAAGCTTCTAACACAGATTTAGATTATTCATGGGTCACGACAGACGACGCAAACGCTATTCAGAACGCTATCGTAAACGCTAAAGGCGACATAATCGGAGCGAGTGCGAACGACGTTCCAGCTGTAACAAGCGTAGGCGCAAATGGATCTACACTTTTTGCAGACTCAACAACTTCAACAGGACTCCGCTGGCAAAATACTTACGAAGCTGGAAAAAACTTTGTTATAAACGGAGGAATGGACATCTGGCAACGAGGAACGACAGTATCTTTTGGCTCATTCGATCCAAGATTTTTAGCCGATAGATGGTTTTGTTTTGTAGGTACGGCAGGAAATACACTTTCTCAGGAAACTACAACAGTTCCAGAGGGAGCAAGATACGCTCTTAAATGGAACTCTACAGGAGCGGGCGGAAGTTTTGGCGTATACCAAGGAATCGAAACGGCTAACACTATTCCGCTGGCTGGAAAAACTGTAACAGTTCAGGCGCAAGTAACTGGCACAACTGGAAAGACGGCTGCTCTTTATCTTTATTCTTCTACGGGCGTAGACACGACGCCTATTTCAGTGTCGACGACAGTGGGAAATACGGGAAACGTCTCGCTAACATCGGGGACTTTTTCGACGTTAAGTCTAACTGTCGCAGTTCCATCTAATGTAAAAACTCTTAAAGTCGGTCTTATTAGTGCTGATAGTTTTGCTAATACGGAGTTCGTAACTTTTGGAAATGTGCAGTTAGAATTGGGAAATGTAGCAACATCGTTTACACGCGCTGGCGCAACAATCCAAGGAGAACTAGCATTATGCCAGCGTTACTATTATCTACACGCTTCTGGTACTAACAAGATGGTCGGTAATGGTGCTTACTATTCTGCGGCCGAAGTTGATTCTATGATTCAGTTTCCTGTAACTATGAGAACTGCTCCGACCATCGATCAAACTACTGGAACAGATTATTACACGTTCTATAGAAATGGCGGATCGGACGGCTTTAATTCGTTTACCGTTTCTTATGCTTCAACAACTGGCACTAATTTATTCAACGCTTCGCAAGTAAGCGGAACAGCTGGCCAAGCGGGACAAATAGCAACAAATAATGCTTCGACTTACTTAGGCTTTACGGCAGAACTCTAGGAGATCAAATGAAAATTACATACACAGTAATTCAAACAGAAGGCAAACCAGATAGTATCTGGGCAGAACTGGGCGATAATCGTGTTCTGTCGATCCCTATGGACGAGACTAATTCGGATTATCAAGAATACTTGAAAAGTTTAGAGTCATGACTTATCCAATCGGCACAGCTGCGGCAATCGTCGAAGTAGCTCTTAAAGAAGTCGGAACGATCGAAGAAGGCGATAACCTCACCAAGTACGGAAAGTTCACTAAGGCCGACGGTCTTCCATGGTGCGGATCTTTCGTGAACTGGTGTTTCCATGAAGCGGGCGTAAAGCTTCCATCGATGGTCTCTACAGCTGCGGGAGCGCATAAGCTGAAAGAAGTAAGTCGATGGGTAGATTCAGAGCCTAAGATCGGCGATCTTGCATTCATGGACTTTCCTCACGATGGCGTCGACCGTATTAGCCACATCGGAATCGTCGTAGGAGTTAAGTCCAAGTCAGTCATTACCATCGAGGGAAACACTTCGGGAACTGGCGATCAGCGTAACGGTGGAATGGTCATGATTAAAGAGCGGGCATTCGGGAGCGGTAAAGAGATCGTAGGTTTCGGACGTCCTAAGTTCGTGGCTTATGCTGGCGATTACCCAGTCGTCGAAGTACCTACTCAGTCGGCAGCGAAGCCGAAGATCAAGGAGAAGAAAGATGGAAAACTTAAAAGCGTTACTCGCAAGCTGGGCGCGTAGCTTCTTAGCTGCGGGAATTGCGGTTTACATGGCGGGAGTGACAGATCCTAAAGCGATTCTTACAGCTGGCGCGGCCGCTGTTCTACCTGTCGTTCTACGCTGGCTTAATCCTAAAGATTCAGCGTTCGGGTTACAGGGGAAGTGACTCGGGTACTACTCGCGGGAAGTCTGGCCTTAGTCCTTTCGGTCGGGCTTTCCGC